AGTGGTGTGTGGAATAGGGGCGGGGCCGCTTCCTGCCCCGCCCCCGGAGGGGGACTACTTCTTCTTCGCGTCCTGTTCGCGGCGGAAGCCCGTGTACCCGCAGTTCAGCCAGTCCTTCAACAGGACCGCCGCCTTCTCGGTCTTGANNACCTCCCCCGCCTTCACCTGGTGCCCGCTCGCGTCCTTATCCACCGAGAACATCTCGTACAGCTTCTCCTCCTTCTTCGGCTCCGTGGCGGCCTCCGGCTTGGCCGGTTTGACCTCCTCCTTCTTCGGCTTCGCGGTCTTCGCCATGTCTCGCCCTCTGTGTTGCCGGCGGGCGGCCGGCTCGCATTGCCCGTGAACACTATCGCGGGAGGACTCGGCCGCTTCTGGTGCAACGGGCGAGAATTTTCGGGATTTATTTTCGACCAGGTCAGTCTTGTCCGACGGTAGCCGCTTTCCTGGTTTTAACGGGCTTCTTCGCACACCGGATGCAGGGCGAAGAGATCGCGGGACACCCGGCCATGTACAGTTCGTCCGACGGGCTGGCCTCGTCCTCCCGCCGCACGATCCAGTTCAGCCGGATGAGTTGCTGCTCTCGCTCGTCGTCCGTCTGGTTCAGTCCGATCATGGCCGTGACGTGGGCCAACTTCCGCTTGTCCTCGCTGAAGTGTTTCATCCCCAACTTCTCGGCCTCGTAAGACCCGGCGTTGGTCTGGGTGGCCGTCACCACGAGGCAATCGAACTCCTGACGGATGGCGTTGAGGGTCTTCCAGGTGGCGTTGATCTGGTCGCGGGTTTCGGCCGCCCCGTTCTCCGGGGCCAGGATGTCCGCGTAGTCGATGACGACCACGTCCGGCTTCCATTTTTCTTTGTCCGTCAACACCGAAATTCTCTTCCGGATGTGGGACGCCTTGCACGTCGAGGAGTAATGGAACTCGGTCCGGAGGAACAGTTCGGTGCCCCACTTCTTCACCTCCTTGTGCCTCGCCCACGCCGCGTCCGCCTCCTGAGTGGACAGGTCTCGCTCGTACAGTTTCGGCTCCATCTCCACGAGAGGAACGCCGTCCTCGAAAATGATGTCCTTCGGGATGCTCGTCACCCGGCCTTCCCGCGTCCGGTAAACCGGGCGGCCGGTGACGCGGGCGTTCAGCCGGCGGTTCATGTCGTCCTCCGTCAAGTCGCCGACCGACAGGAAAAGGGTCTTCTTCCTTTGCGAAGACGCCCGCCACGCCACGTCCAGTAGGATGTTCGTTTTGCCCCGCTTCTCCGGCCCCATGAACGCGACGAACCCGTTCCGGCGCAGGTCGTTGCCGAAGAAGTCGCCGGCCGCACCCGGGTATTTCACCAGGGCTTCGCTACGGGCGGTGAGGGCTTTGGCGATGGCCGCCGGGTCCGACGGGTCTTTCAGACCGGAGTCGGACAGGCTGACCAGGCAGTTCGGGAACTCGTCGTTCGTCATCTTGCGGAATTCTTCGGTGTCGAATCTCTTGGGGTTTTCGAGCATCGCGACCAGTTTCTCTTTGATCCGGTTCGCCTTGGTGTGGGTGAATTTGGCCTCCGCCTCCTCGATGACGAACTGCACGTTGATTTCCTTCGGCATCTCGTCCAGGACGGTCCGAAGGAACATTTCGGTGGTCTTGTTCTCGTCCTTGTTTTGTTCCAGCCATCGGCCGAACATCATCAGGATGTACTCCCGGCCGGGGGCGGCGTTGTGTTTACGGTAATACCGAATACACCATGAGCCGACCAGGTTGGCCACGGCGGACATGAACAGCCCTTCCCGGTGCTCGGACTTTTTGTCCGGCCAGACGGCGGCCACCGACTGAAGGACCGGAAGGTTGACGATCATCGCCCCGACGATGAGGCGGTCCATTTGGCCCTTGCCGGTGTACGAAACGGTTTTGAACATCAGCGGGACTCCTTGATGGAAGAGATTAGGGCGGACACGACGTTTTCGGACTTGGCGGCGTCAGCGACCAGCTTTTTGAACACCAGGTTTTGAGAGAAATCGGTCGTCGTCAGGGTGTACTTCGGGCTGAAGTAGTCCGGGGCGTAGTCCGGATCTTTGCCACGGAGAGCCTGAACGATTTCATGCAGCATCGACATGAACCGTCTTACCGTCAGCCCTTCGAGCCGGTCGGCGAGTCGGCCCGCCGCGACGTGGTGGGGGAGTCCCGGGCGGGTGATCGTCCCGCCGTTTTTGCCGGCCGTGCGGACGATTGCTTTTTCGGCGAGCGCCCCAACCCGGAGCTTGAGAGCTTTCAGGGAGGCGGCGGTACGCACGCACGCCGCACTCACCGCGGACTTGTCGCCCGGCCAGCCGAACCCGAGCACCTCCTCGACGGGCCTTTCGAGGTGCTCCGGGACTGCGACTTGGGACTGCTCCGCTTTATCAATGGCCGGGAGCAGGATTTTGAGGTAGTAGTAGCTGTTGCCGTTGGAGTAGAGTCGCTTTGGGTCTGGCAGAATCCCAGGGTCGATTTTGTCCCACACTTTCATCAAACGTTCAAACTGGAGTAAGACCGCGGTCTCCCCTTGACTCCAGTTGGCCTTGATGAATTTGCGCATCCGGTCTGGCCAGACTTTACTGGGGAACTGGTGGTGTAGCCCGCGCCCTTCCCTGTGTTGGGGTGGGAGTAGGAGTAGTTTCTGGTGTAGGGCGCGCGCCAGTTTATCGTGGGTGGCGGTGGCGGGCTGTTCGTTGATGATGAAGGGCACTCGTTTATCCTCAGTAGGGATCTCGGCCGCAGGCCGAGTCCCGCTTGTCTTTTTGTCTTTTGTTTTTTCTGTCTTTAATTGTCTGTCGCGCGCGACAGGGGGGGTGTCTTAAGGGGGTCCTGGGCGGCTTTTTAGGAGGTGGCTTCACCCCCAGATCACTCCAGAGTGTTTTGAATTTGGGGAGCACACTACCGTTTTTAATTTCCGTCCCGACTTGAACCAGCAGTCCCAGTTTGATGAGCTTGGCTCGGATCGCCGCAGTGTTCCGTTCGTTCACTCCGATTTTGTTTCCGATGTGTCTTGTCGATGCCCAACACCCTTTCCCGTTGCCTTGACGGACCCACGTTTCCGTTACGGCCAGGTAGTCGATTTGGAAGAAGGTGAGGCGGTGTTTCCGGAAAATGTTCCAAGCGAACCGGGGGAAGTGTACCCAGCCTCCCGGGTCTTCCTGGTACGTTTTTTCTTCGTCGTGAAGATCAGATGAAGGGGCAGGTGTAGGCGTGCGGACAGGACGGGGCGTGGCCATTTCGACTCCCTGATGCTTAGGAGTACACGCAACTAGGAAGCATCAGGTGCATCACGCCTGATGCTTGTCGGCGGGGGTGATTAGGTCCCGCCTATCCTAGTCGCGCAAAATTCGACGGCCGGGCGGCGCGTCGTTTCAGAATGTCATCGTAGGCCCACGCGAACGGAGTTCAACGGGTTCTAGTCTTCTTCCGTGCCCGCCGCCACGATTTCCCCGTCGATCACGGCCGTGTCCTCGGGAACGCCCGCCGGAATCGCTTTGGGCGTTTGCCCGCCCCTCACCATCTGCACGGCCCGGTGAATCACCTCCAGCACGTCCAGGGGAAGGTACTGGGCGATGGCGTCGATGCTCACCTGCCCGCTGTGTTCGTGCTTGACGGTGCTGTTCACCTCGATGTGCTGTTTGGTGCTGTACCCCCGGTCGGCGTTGTACGTCCTGTTGACCATCAGGACGGCCGCCGGCTCCCCCCGGTCTACCAGGTCGATCAGCTTCCCCTCGAAGAAGTTTTTCTTGTGGTACTCGATCTCGTCCACCGCGTGCATAAACTCCGGATCGGCCGCCGCCCACTTCCTGACCTGCCGCTGGGTGATGCCGACCTGTTTCATCGCCTCCGAGATTTTGAAGTTGTTCGCCACCAGCGCGTGCAGGAACAGGTGTTTCAAGGTGGCGTCCTCCTGCCCGTCCAGCACCAACCTCAACTTCTGCTCGCGGCTGGCCGGGTCCGTGTCCTCCCACGCCGTCACCAGCCGGTCCCACACCATCCGGCTCTCGGGCGTCAGCCGGTCGAAGATGTAGCCTGACAGGTTGTTTTTCAAGGCTTTCTTTTCTTCCCGGGCCTCACGCAACCCGGCGACCAGGCTCGGCCGTTTCTTCTTCCAGGCCGCGAACACGCCTGGACTCACCCCCAGGAGGGCGGCGATCTGCACGTCCGACATACCCTCGAGCGCCAGCCGGTAACACCGCCAGTAGTAGGTGTTGTTCCAGGTGTACTTGACCTTTTTCGGTTGCTTCGTCTTGGCCACGGTTTTTACTCCGTACGAAATCTGTTTGCGATATTATTAACGGGCTTGTAATTGGGGCCGCTCGCCCCGTATCATGCTGGGCCGGCGTGAGGCTGGCCCGATTCTACAAGGAGCCGACAGATGCCGCAAGAACCGCAGTTCATCCTGAACGATAACGGCGAGCAGGTGGCGACGGTCGTAGACCTGGGTAAATACCTCAGCCCCCGTCAGATGCAGTACGCCATGGTGATGCAGCAGTTGATGGTCTGCTACCACAAGGCGGCCTCGGCCGGGAAGGAGGAGCTATTTAGCGACCTCAAGGTCAGTCCCGACGGCACCTGGCTCGACATCTTGAACCGACTGGTGTTTAGATATTTGTTAAACTGGAGGAGGATGCGAGGTGAGCCGGCCGACCATGCTTGGCAGGTGGCGAGACACTGTCCGCTTCTGGCCCGCTGGACGCAACTCGGCCTGATCGCGGTCGGCATCCGGTGTCGCGTGGTGGCAGGCACCGCTTCATGGTACATTCGGTCCTCCCGATGGCAGGACGACGGAGGACCGACTCACTACACCTATCAGTACGACCAGAAGGAGGCGTTCGCTGCTGCTGTGGCGGGTGTCTTACCTGAAATCCACTGCTGGGTGGAGGTGTTGCCCGCCTGGTGTCACGTCGGGCGGGGACAGGTGATCGATCTGTCAGTCCAGTTTCTGAAAGAGACGATGGAGTATTCGAGGGCACCGGTTCCTTATCAGCGGGACCGACTTCCTGCCAACTGGAAGTATTTGGACGAAAAGGGGTACGGGATGGACTTAGACCGGTACGAAAAAGACCCCGACGCCACCAGGTTCGTACACCGGTGTCTCGTCGAGGCGACTTCCGACTGGCAGTTCGCGGTGTGCGACCTGCAATTCCAGGCGGCCGTTGCGGAGGCGGCCCACGGGCATTTAGTTTCCATCGGGAGGATTTGAGATGCGACTTATGACCATCATGCAGTACGTGGTCATTCACCACATCGTGTCCGAGGGTAAGCCCGTATCGTCCGGCGATTTCCGGAGGCACTTCGCCGAGTGCGGGAGGAATGAAACCCCGGCGTTCATCGGGAACCTGCTCCAGAACATGGAGAAGTCCGGGTTGCTCAAAAAGAAGGAGGGAACGGCCGACGCCGCGAAGCGGGAGCGCCGGAACCCGAACTACTGGACGCCGACCAAGGAGGGGCTGGAGGTTTACAAGACCTGGCGGCGGCTTTTGGTGAAGAAAAAATCCGCCGAAAAAGCCTGATCTGATCCTGTTTTCGCCGC